GGTGTCCCAGTCCGGGCACAGCCACCCGTCAACCTCGATCCGGCCGTCGGGGAGCGGCGCCGCGACAGCGACCGCCGCGCCACGACCGAAATGATCCTCGACCGCGACAAACATCGGGCCGTCACCCGTCAAACCCGGCTCCGACAGGAACCCCCACAACCCCGCAGGCAACAGCGGCTCGCCGACGCCGGTCGGTACCGACCTCGACGGCCACCGGTTCAGCCACTGCGCCTGGAACGCCTCGACCGGGTCCGCCTCGTCCTCGACCAACTCGGCCTCGCCCGCCTGGACAGCCTCGAGTTGTTTACTCACGAGCCGCTGCCGCTGCGGCGTCCAGTGCGGCGACGCCTGCCGCCACCCATCCACGTCATCCAGCGCGCACGACCTCGGGGCCGACCACTCGATCAGCAGATCCCCATCACCGACCTCGAGGTTATTGAGCGCGACCTGCCGCCGGCCCAGCATCAACGCCGTCGCCTCACGGTGCGCCGTCGAGACCAGCCAGAGCTGCGGCTGTTCCCGCTCGACCATCGTCGGCGCCAGCCCCTCGTCGATGATCTCGGGTTTCACCTTCCACGCCTCATCGACGGCACCGACCGAGACCGAGTAGCCGTACACCGCGCCGCGGGCACGCAGCAGCCAACGGGAATGATCCTCGAGCCGCTCGATGTACTGCTCCCCCGCCGCCCGGCCCACCTTGTAGCCCGGCCGGTCATCGGCCCAGTACAACGCCGGCCGCAGCACCTCCTTGCACACCTGCAAATCCTTCCCGGTATGAAGAACGTCCTGGGGCTCGCCGAACCGGTCGCCCTGATGGACACGCCACAGCAGCAACTCACGCAACAGCCACGACTTCCCGAGCTGCCGCGCCATCGTCAGGATCAGCGTCTCCCACACAAGCCGGCCGTCCGCGTCGACCTCGAGCAACCTGGTCGCGACGAGCCGCTGCCACCACCGGAGCGCCCGGCCCTCCCGCGCCTCCGCCCACGCGATGAACGCCGGGCCGATCGACCCGACAGCCCGCGGATGCGGAACCGTCATGTACCTCGGCCACGTCGCATCCGCCGGCATCCTCCGCAGCCCCTTCAACCACGGAACCCGCCACCGCTCATCACCCGCCGGCACCCCTTCGCGCTCAGGCTCGACCTCGACCGCCGCCGGCGGCGACCAGCGCATCCGGTTCGTGATCGCCGCACCAGCAACCCCGGCCGCGTACAGGTTGCAGCCAGCGTGCTCGGGCCCCGAGTACCGCGACCGGTCATCGTCTACATGCCCGAGGTGCCACTCCTCGCCCGGCACGATCGGCTGCCCACACCGCGCGCACCGCACCCCCCCGGCCAGCACCAGAGGCTCGAGCCGACGGCGTATCGCCTTATGCTTCGAATCGTAACCCCGATCCGCCGTCCTCGGCCGCATCCTTGTCGCCTCGCGTGACATCAGCCAGAGAGGGTGGAAATCCTGAGGGAACCGGGGGTCATGTCCCGCCGCCACCAAAAAACGCGGTCGGAGGATCGTTGTCAACTGTGGCGACAGGACGTGGCGTCGCGTGGCTCGACGTATACCAGGTGGCGAAGCGGGCCGTCTCGATGAGGGCCGGGTGGGTGCGTTGGTAGTGGCGCATCAGCCCGCCGAACGTCCATGTCTGGCGGCCGCACGTTGAGCAGCGACGCCGGCGCATCATCGGAGGACGGAGCGGAGGGCGGCGAGGGCGATGATCCCGACCTCGACGATGAGGATCCAGGCCTGGCTGCTGGTCACGTTGCGGCTCCGACGCTGAACGTGATCGGTGTGAGCGTGAACCAGTCGATCTGGCCGCCGCCGATGAGGAGGCCGTTGAACACGATCTGGCCGTCTGCCATGACGTCGAAGCGGGCGTTGTTGCCGGGGTTGCCGGAGCAGCCGAACAGCAGCGTCGCGTCGGGTAGCGAGTCGGGGTCGAACTTGGCGAGCACCTTGCCGACGTCGTCTTCGGTCAGTGGTGGTGTGCAGGCGACGAGGCCTTCGGTGTGGACGACGTTGTTGAGTGTGAGGCGGTAGCGCGGGTCGGCGTAGCCCTGGCCGAACGGCGCGAATCCGGGGTTGAGGTTGAGTGTGCGCCAGTCGACCTGGGCGACCGAGGCGAGGATCGCGTCGAGGTCTTGTTGGGTGACGACGGGGACGAGCGGCGCGTTGCCACTGCTGTCGTAGACGGGGCCGGTGCCGGGGCTTGGTTGGCCGGTGACGTCGGTGAGCCCTGACAGGGTCGTGGATCCGCCACTGCCGGGTGGTGGTGGTTCGCGGCCGGCCCAGTGCGGCTCAGGCATCTACTCAGGCCTCGTCGTCCTCGTCGGTGTCGGGCTCGTCGGGCTCGGGCTGCGGTTCCGGCTCGGGGTCGGGTTGCGGCTCGGTCGGTGTTTCGGTCATCTAGGTGCGCCCCTTTCGGGTGGGCTATGGGGTTCCGTGCTGAGAGGCCGGCGGCCGCCAGGAGATCTCTCAGCGGAACACGTTTCGCGGGTAAGACTACACACGTTTGCGGACCACCCGTGGGTTCGTGCAGTCGGTGTGCCATGCGTGTTTGACGCCGTTTTCCCAGTGGTGCTGGAACGACTCCCGGCTGGTGTAGATCCGTTGGCCGCACTTGGCGCAGGTGGTTGGGTAGCCGGCCGCGGGGGTCGCGTGACTGCCTTCGGTGTAGGTGGTGCCGTGCTTCGAGGTGCGGCGGGTCATCGTTTCCGCCAGCGGCCGTTGATGCCGGTGGTGAGCCACCGGTCGCGCCACGCGTCGCGTTGCCGCCGCATCGTGTAGAACCGCTGCCGCCACTTCTCGGCGCGTGCGGTTGCGGCGTCGCGCTCGTCGGCGACCTGGTCGATCCGTTCACGCAGCCGGTGCTCTCGGTCGTTCACGTCTTCGGCCTGCGGGCCGATTGGTTCGCAAGCCATTGCTTCGCCTGCTCGAGCGCGGCCTGGTCGATCGTGATGTCTTCGCTTAGGCCGTTGCCGGCGGTGTAAGCCGTCTGGTTCGCCCGAGAGTTTGTGACACCTACGACTCGGCCTACGTAGCTCTCGTTGGTCCCTAAGAGCTCTTCTTCTAATTCTAATTCTACTTCTGGGCTAGCAGCAAAGTGGATGAAACCCGCATGGTTGAGCGCATCGAGGGAACGTTTGTGGACCTTTTGCGTAACGTTTCTGGGAAGATTCCCGACCGTTAGCCGGCGCTTTGACCTGGCGTACTCGAGCCAGATTGTGACAAGCAGGCCGCGTTCCGCGAACGTCAACTCGTTCCACGCGTCGTGGCTGTTCAGGCTGGTGTAGATCTTGATCCACGCCGGCAGGCGTCGGAGCCCGTAATGCTGGAACCGGTCCCAGTTGGGCACCACGATCCACTCGTTCATGCTGCGCCATCTGAAGGCGGGAAGACGGCTTTCATCGTGAGTGCGGAGCCTGTGGCTTGCCGCAACGCGGTGATCATCGGGTGGCACGGCTGGGAACAGGCCCACGACAGGTAGACGAGCTCGTCCGGCGCGTACCCGGCATCAATCAGCAGCGCACGGTCGATCATGTGGTGCGCGACAAGCGTCCTGCCGAGTAGTCCAGCCTCCATGCGCGTCGCGGAGCAGATGAGGCAGCGGTCCTCGTCAAGGCGCCTGAGGACGCGACGTGGCCTTCTGGTCTTCTGTTCCTGCTTCGTGCGTGGTTTTGGCATCCAGTCTTCGTAGGCGCCGCAGTACACACAGTTGAGCCTCGCGAACTTGGACGAATCGTCCTCGGGGCCAATGAACACGAGCCCCGTATGACCACACTTGTTTTCGTGGTGATCGAGCCATTCGCCGAGCGCCGCGATGTCGTCGTATCCGGGGAACGGTTCATTCATGGCTCGTCCTCGGCCATCTCCTGCAACGCCTCGACGACGGCGTTCTCGTCGTTGTCGTTCAGGTACTCCGACTCGAGCTCGTACTCCTCGACCGCGTCGATCCCTTCGGGGTTCCCGAACGGGATCTCGTCATCCACAAGATCGTCGGGCAAGGGTGGCGGGACGATCTCCTGGAGCTCGTCGTCCAACGCCAAGCCGAGCGCGACCTCGGGGGCGAAGTCGATGATCGCGTTCTTCGACGCCCTCGCCCACAGCATCCTGCTCGGATGGGTCGTCCACGGCGACCCGGCACGGATCAGCCCGGCTTTCTTCGCGTGCTCGAGCGTGAACGTCGACTCGCCGAGGACGCGGCCTTCGTGGTCGACGATCCGGGCGGTGCACGTCTCGTCGGACAGGTCGACGCGGAAGATGCGGTAGCCGCGCTGCACCGCCAACGCCCGCAACAGCTGCGCCCCGACGTACAGCCGGCCTTTGATCATCGACAGCTCCGCGACCGCGAGCGGGGTGAGGCCGAGCTCGGTCGCGTAATACAGGCGCAGCGCAGCGGTGGCGCCCTTGGCGTTCGGGCTGCTGTCACCCGACTCGGCCGCGGCGAGCCACTGCCCCAACCTGGCGATCTCGTCGAGGCGGCCGGGTTGTTTCTTCGCGATGTCCTTCGTCATCGTGTCGCTCCTTTCACAGACACGCGCCACGGCGTGTCAACAACCGTCCGGGATTTGTCAACAGCCGTCCTGTAGGCGGGGTTCGCGGCCGCGAGCTGCCTCAGGACGCGCTGGTCGACCTTGTACGACACCGTCTGCACGACCGCCTCCGCGATCCGTTCTTCGGGGAGGCCGGCGTCACGGAGACGCTCGGTCAGCAGCTCCGCGTCGAACTCGGACCGTTCCCCGCCGCTGATCACCGCGTCCAACGGGCCGAGATGGAGCGTCTTCGTGCCCTGCCGCAACGCCTCCAACCGGAGCACGCCCTCGAGGAGCGCGCGGAGCTCGTCGAGCTGGCGTTTCACCTCGCGGACGTCCTGCAACGCCCCGGCGACCTCCACCGGCCTGGTGAGGTCGATCACCTGGCCCGTCAACGGGACCACGATCGACGGGGTGTCCGCGACCTGCGCCTCGACAAGTGAGAGAGTGGTGTCCGGCGCCTGACCGCCTGTCGGGCTAGGCGGGGGTGACGGCGCAGGCGCCGGATCCTGGGCGGACATCTAGATCAGCCCGCACAATCTCGCGCTGTTCGGCCACGGGTAGAACCCGCGGCCCGACAGATACGCCCTCATGGCGACCGCGATCTGCACCGCGGGCGGCCAATGATCCGCCGTCCCCCACGCTTTCAGGTAATCCGGCCCGTAGGTGTTCATGAACGTCCAGTCCATCTGCAGGCCGCCGTAGTACGGGGCGCCAGGGTCCGTCCACGAGCCCTCGAACCGGTGGATGCACATGAACCCCCGCATGAGCGCATCCGGCGAAGAGCGCGTCGTTTTCGCGGTGACGGCCAGGGCGAGCGCGAGGAGGTAGAGGGCGAGGATGAGGTGGGCTGCACGGTTCAGATCACCGATCCCTTCGTGAGATTGAGATGGCCTCGCCGGACGGTTCGCCGGCGGCTTTCAACGGTCGTCCCGGTACAGGTCGAGGAGCTCCCAGATGTCCGCCCACAACGCGTTCAGCAGGGCGCCGAACGCGACCCCGAACAGGAACATCAACGCCGCGGTCACCGGCGACCAACCAGCAGCAGCGTGAGGACGAGCACGATGACGAGCGTCCCGATCAGCGCAGTGGTCACTTGACCTCCGCGGCGGCGCTCGAGTTCACCCAGCTTCGATCCACGGGCAGTGCTCGATACGGCAAGGTCGCCCACGCCGCCGCCGGAGGTCGGTAACTGGGGCTCGAGTCCCTCAATGCTTCTCCAGCGCCCATCCGGCCGGGACAAGCAGCACGGTGAGCGCGAGACGAATCTGGCCGCGTCGTAGACAGATGAGCGCGGCGTCGCGCCGAATCTTCTTCGACCGTTTTCTGGGGTTCGAGTCCGGAAGGGTCACGATACGGGGCGTTCGTAGCGAGCTTCTAGGTCTGCGACGCGGAGCGCCTCGATCTGGCGCTCGACCTCCTGCATCCACTCGGACAGGTGGTGTTTGAAGTTGGCCTCACCCTCGATGACGAAGAACCGAAGTTCCTCTAGCCGCTCTCCGGGCGTCCTCTCAGTCACAACGCATCCCTGAGCACGCGGAGGGCAACGGCGGCGACCTGTAGCACCTCGGCGCGGGTGTTCTCGAACGTTGGGGCGCGGCGCTCCTCGCGCCATGCTTGCAACGCTTCGGCGACTTCGTCTTCCAGGCACGCGAGTCCGAGCCGCGAGCGACCGAGTTGCGTCGTGCCGCTGAACCGGCCGTGCTTGTCGTCTTGTCGCGCGATCTCCTGAAGAAGCCGGTAGACCAGCGGATCGATAACTTCGCTCTCCGGCCGTTTACTGGGGTTCTGATCCGCAAGGCTCATTCGCGCCGCCCCACCAGGTATGCCTCGAACGCGGCCTCGGGGATGCGAACAGCCTTCTCGCCAACCCTGATCGAGGGCAACACACCGTCGGCGCACATCCCATAGACAGTGGTGATGTTCAGGCTCAATCTTTCGGCGACCTCGCTGGCCTTCAAGTAACCGGCGTCTTTCTCGTCGTCCGGCCGTTTACTGGGGTTCGAGTCCGCCAAGCCGGTCGGTGTATACTCTGACCGTTCACCGCCGGGGATCAGCGGGGCCGGGAAACCGGCCCTTTCCTTTTCGCCAGGTGCGACACCCGTCCGCCGTTTTCCGGGGTTCTGATCCGCTAGGCCGCCCGGTGAGACAGGCCCGAATGCGTTACCCGACGCAGCCGCGGACTGGTCGGTGCCCGGACGGTTTCCTGTCTCACCTGACGGCCGTTTACTGGGATTCGAATCCGGAAGGCTCATTGGGCCTCCCGTTCGACGATCTCGACGCCGCCGGCGAGGATCACGTCGACGATTGAGTCGTCGAGGTAGCGGACGATGTAGACCTTCGCGGGCTCGGCGACCTTCAGATCGATCACGACGCGGGCGACGTCCTTCGGGTCGTCCGCGAACACGCCCGCCGCGTGCAGCGCCTGATAGATGCCGTCGCTGAGCGACCCGACGACGATCTTCACATCGGCCGCCGATTACGCTGGTTAACATCCGATAGCCGAGCGGTCACAGATTGACCCGCTCGATCAGGTGCGGCTCGAGGACGGCTGGTAGTCGCCACCGGCCCCAACGGTCACGAGTGAATCCGGCCTCCTCTATCATCGCGGCCACTCCCGCACGGGTTGCATGCCTGGGCCACGGCCGTGGACCGAGCCGAACAGGTTGTGCTTCAGGTAGACGCGGCAGCCGGCCTTGCGGGCCTGCTCGTACAAGTCAACGACCCACTCGAACGGCGGCGCGAACGGCTCCGCGTGAGCCGATCCGGTCGAGGCGCCGATCACGACCCAGTCGAACATCGCGAGGCTCTCGAACTGGAGCGGCTCGAGGAGCGGCTCGCAAGAGAGCCACTTCACCCCGGCAGTGACGCCGGCGAAAGCGCGTTCAGCTACAGCGACCTTGTGCTGCCTGTCAACGGTAGTACCTGCCCACACGTTGTCGGGCCACTCCAGTTGGGCCAAGCGCTGGGGGAACTTCGTCAGACAGAGGTACTCCCATTGGCGGTGTTGATCGATCGCGTTGAAGACCGCTGTGATCCACTCCTGCGGCACCCATTTGCCGAACAAGTCCGCCATCGAGCACGTGAAAACTCGGCGCCATTCGGGATCGTCGTCAGCGGTTTTAGGCAATCGCGTATTTGCCGGGGCATCGAGTCGTTCCGGCAGAAACGTCGGCTCGAACTTCTGCGGGTAGAACCGCTCGGCGAGGTCGCGGGCGTAGCAGTAGTCGCAGTTGTGCAAGCAGCCGGTGACGGGGTTCCACGACCACCGCGCCCAACCGATGTTGTCGTTGACCCTGTTGAATGTGGCTGGTGCATTTGCACCATTCGATTCGCCCGCGCCCACTTCGAGAGCGGCATCGAGAAGCAATGCTGGTGCATTTGCACCACCGTTGTTGTCTCGCACGATCGTCGAGTGATCGACGCCAAGTACTGCGCCGATCTCCCGAGTTGTCATTCCTTCCTCGGTGAGCTCGGCGACTGCGTCACGGCGATCGTCGATCTTCAAGCGCATGTGGCCACCGACGTATTTCTCCGCCCACTCCTTGAGCTCGAGGCCGAGGGCATCCGGGATGCCCTCGCGGTGCGCCCAAGCGACCTGACGCCACCACCCCGCGCCAATCTGACCGAAGGCCTCCGAGAACTCTTCCGCTGCTTCGCGATCCACTACCGCTCCTTGCCATGCTCGGCGGCATGGCAGGACTGGCAGATCGGCTCGAGGTTCTCGACGACGTCGAAGGTGCCCCACGGGGGGTAGCGAAGATGGTGCACCTGAGTCGCTCGACCGCCGCAGCGTTGGCAGCGCCAGCCGGCGCGTTCCATCGCCTCACGCCGAACAGCACGGAACCGCGGGTGAGCAAGGTACTCGGCGTAGGAGCGGTAAGCGATCATGCGGTCTCGAAGAGGCGTGGGTGGTCGCGCTCATAGAGCTCCTGCAGCGTCCGGTCGAGCTCAGCGAGTCGCTCAAACGCCGGCTCGCCGGTGATGAACCCACGCACGCCCCAGCGTGAATTCTCGAGGTGGTTGGTGTCGGAGCCGAGCGCCATCACCCACTGGTGCGCGGTGTTCGCCTCGCGGACGTGCCAGTAGCGTTTGCCGATCGCCTTGACGTCGTCGACGAGTGAGCGTTCGTGGTAGCCGGCGCGCCGCGGCCGCTTGTAAGCGCTGTTCGCGGAGACGTGCAGGAGCACGTCGAGCCTGTCGAGGCCAGGGGTCGCGAGTAGCCCTCTGATCGTGTCGCAGGGGATCAGGCCGCCGCCGTCGAGGTCGACGTAGATCAGGCCGAGCGAGCGGCGCGGCGGCGGTGTGAGGACGTACTCCTTGATCTCGGCGAGCGTGTCCCCGTCGTTGTGGTCGCCGGTGACGATCGCTACCGGGTCGTGTTCGTGGCCGTTACGGTCGAGCCACTCGCTGAGGTCGGCGACGTGGTCGGGGTCGCGCTCGACGAACACGACCCGGTAGCGGGTGTTCAGTCCGTTAAGGAGACGCAGCAGGATCGTGGGGCTGCCTTCGTGCATGTCGCCGTTCCGGTCGGGGAATGCGTGACGACCGGCGGTGAGGTCGACCACGGTGATCTCGTTCCACACCCACGGCTGCCGGCGGGCGTTGTGCGCGATCCCGAACACAGCGCCCGCGAGCGCACGGAGGTCGTCCTGCTTCTTCGGCGTGTTCTCCGGGCTCGCGTGGAAAGTCACAAAACCCGCCTGTTTGCAGGGTTTTGTGGTTTTCGGGCTTTATGCCTGTAACAGCGGATGGAATCCGCTAGGCGAAAATCCCTGCTGAGCGCGCTTTCGGGATGTGACGGAACGCGGGTTCGATTCCCGCCGCCTCCATAATCCCTGCAAATACGCTCGCCGGGATGTGACACTTTACAAAGCCTCTTTTTCGGCGTTGTCTTCGTAGACGCCGAAGTCGTCGGCGCGGTTCATCTCGCGGAGGGCGGTCGCCAGGTCGAGCGTGTCGAGATCGCTGTAGATCGACGTCGTCCCGACGTCTCTGTGGCCGAGCATCAACTGTGTCAGCTTCAGGTCGTGGTGTGCGCGCTGAAGGTCCCGGCCGGCGGTGTGGCGACCGCGGTGCATGTTGGCTCCGGACGTGACACCCGCCTCGACATGCCCGGCGAGCTGCAAGCAGCGGTACCACCACCGGTGCACCGCCTGCACGCTCAGCCGTTCCGGGCCGTGGGCGCGAGTAGTGACGTTCGCGTACCCGACCCGCTGCCTACCGACCTGCAGCACCTCGTCGGCGGCGTCGAGCGGGACCTTCCGGCGGCGGGTGTCCTGCCGGTACAGAAGGTAATCCTCCTCGCTGAGTTGGGCCTCGAGTTGGAGCTCGGCGAGGCGCCGCCAGAAGTGGGCCTCGACGATCGGGAGCGGGTACACCCGTCCGCCCTTGGTGCGGACGATCAGCTCGCGTTTCTCGAAGTCGAAGTCTCCGAGCCTGATGTTCCGGATCCCGGAGCGACGCAGCCCGTACCGGAGCACGAGGAAGCAGAGAACCCAGTCAGCGACGTACTCCTGCCGGCCAAGGACCTGCTTGACGGTGTTCTCGGTGAACGTCTTCCGTTCGACGTCGCGGGCCTTCGGGACGGTAAGCGCACGGGACGGGTTGCCCGGCAGGCCGCATTCACGGATCGCCCAGTCGAAGAAATCGTTCCAGATCGACCTGACTTTCTTCTTCGTGCGGGGCGACCGGTCGCGCCAGTGACGGGCGAGGCATTCCCGGCAGAGCTCGATTCCGGCCGGCGGGGTGAAGTCGAGGATCCCGACGGTGGGGTTGTCGAGCGCGAGCCACGCCAGTGGGGGCTCGTAGTCGCGGAGCGTGTCCTCGGCGGCGCCCCATTCGTGCTCTTTCCAGCTGAGATACCGCGCGATGTCCCAGCCGAGCGGTGTCTGCTGGTAGCGCTTGTCAAGCACGGGGTTGTCCAGGATCGCCCTGGCCTCCGCGAGCGTGAATAGCGCCTGCGTAAGATCGTTGCCGCATGGGAGCTGAACCCTCCTGTGCCGTGCCCGGGCCGTTTCGGCGGCGCCGGGCTTCTTGTTGTCGGCCAGGAGGATACTCCCGTTCACGGCAGCAGGTCTCCGAACATCAGGTAGGCGGCGCTGGCACGACACGCTTTCGCGACCCGGACCAGATGATGATCGCTGGGGAAGCGTTGCTCGGCCTCCCAGCGGCAGACGGTGGCGTACGTCACCTCGACCGTCTCCGCGAGCTCGCGTTGGGTCTTGTTGACGGCGAGCCTCGCGGCCCGGATCCGGCGCCCGTACCCGGGGGTGGGGTCGGTCGCGTTCGCGGACGCCTCAGCCAGCATCTCCATCCCTTCTCGCCCTCCTACTGCCGCATGTCGCAAGTCAGTGTATGGCTTTTTGTATGCAAGCTGGACGCCGATCGCAACCAAGTTTTCTCGCTATGTGCGGAAACTTCCCCGCGACCTTGCAACTAAACGTACATAGGTGGTAACTACGCGTCATATCGAGGGATGTGAGAGGCTCTCCGTTCGTGAACGCGGACACTCACGTCATCGCCGTGAGCGGGTAGGAAAACTGCCATGGGCATGGCGCGGAAACATCTGGACGCCATCCGGGAATACGCCCGCCGGAAGGCCGCCGATCAGGTGCATTACGAGGACGCGATCCTCGAGGCGCACGAGTCCGGCGAGAACCCCAAGGACATCGGTGAGGCCGCCGGGATCGGACGGACGAAGGTGTACGACCTGATCCGAAAAGCAAAGGAACGGCGGCAGAGGTAGCCGGCCGGCGCCAAGCACTGGACAGAGCTCGGCAGCCGGCCGACCCCTGACGGTAGCCCAGGTGAGCACACCCCAGATGGGGGATACGTGCCGTCGAGCAAGGCCGGTACCTTCCCGTGTGAACCCCGGCGGGTCTTCCGGCGGGGGAACTGGACAAAAGGAGTTTTCAGTGACTCGTTTTGCTGTTCTTGCTGTGCTCTGCCTCGCCGTCGCGGCGAGCGCTGGCAACGCTGGCGCCACATCAACTCTGATCTCGCCGAACTCGGCAAATCTACACTGCAGCTCGTTCCGCAACACCCCACTCGTGGTCGAGTTCGCGAGGAAAACGCTGATCTACAACGGCTTCCATCCGAACATTCAGTTCACGTGCCTGAGCGGAAACATCTTTTTCCTCGGGGTCGTGGACGGTGAGGAGTATCAGGGTGCCGTCACGCGACTCGGGACGCGCAAGATCAGGATCGGGATTGTTGAGCATCCCGCGTCTCCGCCTGGACGCGCTCTCTACACCGACAGCAGCACGTTCAATCTGCCGTTCAACGCCTAGCGGCGCAGCGACGCGAGCACCGCGAGGGCGAGCAGCACGACGAGCACCCACAGGACCGTCTCGATCAAACGTCGGGTGTCTTGGGCGGGTCGCCGGGCTCGGGCTGCGGCTCGAGCCCGGCGGTCGTGTCGGGCCACCGCGGCAGCGTCCGCTCCACGGGCGGGTGCAACTCGGGCCAGCCCGGCTCCTGGTCGTAGCGGTCGCGTTCGACGAAGAACCCGTACCGGGTGCGGCGCACGTCAGGGTCGCGGCTCATCATCCGGTACAGCAGCACCATCGCGACCAGCAAGAGCACGGCGGCGATGCTGAGAATCTTCCAGTCAACCGTGGCGGCGATCACGTTCCTGCTGCTCCTCCTCTTTTTTGCCTTCGAGCTTCCCTTCCATCCTTGCGATCTTCTCGCGGAGGAAGCTGACCGCGACCGCGAGGTAGATGATCCCGATCAGCTCGAGGCTGTTGACGGTGATCAAAGCTTCGTCGCTGATGCGGGCGACGATCACTCGGCGACCCGGACGAACACCACCGAGGCCTGCGAGCTCGACCGTTGCCGCCGCATCACCTCGCCGCCGTTGCTGTCGCTCGAGGTGGAGGTGTTCCCCTCGACCGCTGTGAACGAGCTCGGGGTGCCGGACTCGAACAGGCCGACGTGGTCGAAGGTGCCGTCCCGTTCCCAGTCGTACGCGACGAGGTCACCGGGGATAGGCGCCTGGGTGATCGTGAGGCCGTTCGTCGCTTTGGCGGCGTCCGCGACGATGTACGGGACGTACGCGTACCGGGTGCCGCGGACGAAGCTCGGGGAGCCGCCGGCCTCGACCTCGTAGCAGTACGTAACGAACATCGCGCACCAGGGTTGGAGGTCCATCCCGTACCACTCGCCGTAGGTGGTGTGGTTCGACCCGGCGGGGTTCTCGGTGTAGCCGAGCCACCCGGTCGCCCCGTCGAGCGCGCGTTCCCGCGTGGTCGTCTTCGCTATGGGTTTCGGGTGGAACTGGGCGTACGCCTCCGCGATGAGGTTGGCGGCGTTCGCGTCCATCGCCATCTCGCCGGCGTGGGGTTTCCCTTCGGGGACACGGATCGAGCGGAGCGTGTTGAACGTCTTCTCGTCGACGATCCCGTTGTCGGGCATGTTCTGCTGCCGTTGGACACCCGCTATCCCAGTGTCGACCACGTTGGGGCCGGCGCCGGCCGCGAACGCCTGCGAGAACGAATCGTCGAACCTCGAGGCGGGGCCTTGCCAGCGGCCGGCACGCCAGACGGTACGTTTATAAGCGACCGCGTCCGGGGCGTCCTGGTCGCCGACGTGGAGCTCGCGGGGGAAGCCGGGGACGGGAACCATGGGCCCGCCCTTGTACGGTTGCTGCCACCAGTCGCTCATCGGCCGTACACGATCAGCCTGGAGCCGATCTTCAGGTTCGTGCCGGGCGCGATCCTGATCCGGGTGACCGCGCTCGTGGAGCGGTACCCGAGTGTCGCCATCTCGGTCAGCATGTTCGCGCTCGTCCCGTCCGAGGTTTGCGCGAACACCGACGCGACCTTGTTGAACGTCGTCCCGGCGTACCCCGGGATCGTCATCACGACAACGGTCGGGTAGCCGGTGGTGCCTGAGTCGCCGTGCATGTCGAGGTTCCAGCCGTTGCTGCCGCCGGCGCTCTGCGTGCCGCCCGGGGCGCCTGTACCGAGCTTCGAGATCATGATCTGGTCGTAGTTCGCGCCGGTGTCGTTGTTGAGGCGAACCTGGAGCGTCGCGAACGCGGACGCGACGTCGCTGCGGACGATCATGAAGACCTCGAGGACGTCCCAGCCGGCGAAGTTCGCGACGGTGGTCCCGTCGACGTTCGTGTCGATCGACGCCTTCACGGAACCAGCGACGGTGTAGTCGTACAGTTTCGCGCCGCCGCCACCACCGGCAGCAGCGGCCCATTTCACGCCGAGGGTCTGGGTTGAGTCGGCCGTCAAGACCTGCCCGTTCGACCCGACCGGAAGCTTCGATGCTGCGTCGGCGCCGCTCGCCACTGCAAGGTCGCCCTTGGTGTCCCAGATCGCGTCGGTCGCGACGAACCCGCCGCCGGGGGCGGCAGCCCACTTGATCCCGGTCGTCTGCGTCGAGTCGGCGATGAGGATCTGGCCGTCCGACCCGACCGGGAGCCGCGAGAAATGGTTGGCGCTCGGCGCGGCGACCAGGTCGCCTTTCGCGACGGCCTTGTTCTGAAGCACCGCCTGCCTCGAGCCCCAGACGCCGGTGCCGGCGTCCCAGTAGACGACGTCCTCGTCGGCCGGGGAGGGTGCGGCGACGTCACCGACGTCGTCGAGGTGCGCGACCGTCGCCGACGGCGTCGTCCATGTTCCGGCGCCACTCAGGTAGTGCGCCGCGTTCCCGTCGGTGTTGACCTTCACCTGGTCCGACGCGACAACAAGGGTGGTGCCGTCGACGTTCACGGAAAGCACGTCCGACGCCTCCGTGAGGCCCGCCCCAGCGACGGACGCTGCCAGCCCGGGATTCGGGTAGGAGCCGTCCAACGCGCCGCCGGCGGCGCCCGTGGGCGCCCCGCCGCCTCCGCCCGAGGGGGTTTCCCAGTCGGTGTCGTAATCCGTCCCCGACGCTTTCGTGAGCACCTGGCCGGTGGTGCCGCCCGCGGGGACACCGACACCCTCCGCCCCGGAGCCGCCGCCGGCGTCGACGCGGATCACGGTCGGGTCGTCGACGTCGGGGGTGACGGTGAGGCCGTCGCCCCACTGGATCTTCGAGAACCTCGTCGTTGGCATCAGCCTGCGCTCACCTTCAACGTGCCGCTGCTCGACCACACCTGCCCGACAACGTGCGGATCTGCGGTGGGGAGGTTCGGCATCAGCACGAACCCGTCCGGTGACACGATCACGTTCCCGTTGTGGCTTCGGAGCGTGAGGTCGTCGTGCGACCAGACTGTCCCTGCCCCGTTGCTGCTTCTCAGGTCGAAGTCGCCGCCGCCGAGCTCCTGCAGGAGGAGATCGCCGGTGCCGTCGTTGATGATGCGGAGGTCGGCGTCGCCTTCCTGCCGGAACTCGATCGGGGCGTCGGTGTTGCTGCGGATCGAGACGCTGGTGCCGCGGAGCGGGTCGGTGCCGCTGCCGTTCGCGTCGATCGAGATCCAGTCGCCGTTGTTGTCGACGCCGAACTGGATGAACCCTGTGCCGCTGCCGCCTGTCCCGACCGACTCGTAGTGGATCCGGACGGGGTCGGCGCCGCCGTGCTCGTGGTCACGGTTATGGATGATCGGTTTCGAGGTCCTGGTCACGACGTCGGGAACGGGTTGTCGGTGTAGTAGGCCTTCGGGGACAGGTCGAGGGTGAGGGTGACGTCGTCGTAGGTTTCGCCGAGCGGCTGCACCTGCTCATGAACGCCTTCGACGTAGTAGGGCTCGAGGATGAACCCGCCGCCGCCGGGTGAGCCGACGGTGAGGTCGACCTGGTCGGAGATGTCGATCAGCGAGAGGAGCCGCCACGTCTCGTGGGCGCCGACCTGCGCTGGGGCCATCGTGCGGAACCCGCACAACGTGACGCGGTTCTTCGGGGCCTGGTAGTTCTCGACGTAGTACGTCGCGAACCGTTGCGTCTCCTCGAGCGCTGTGGAGCTGTCGAGGATCCCTGTCTTCGTGATCAGGTTCTGCGCCGACCACGAGCGGATCCCGTACAGCGCGATCGAGTCGGCGTCCTGGACGGTCTGCCCGGCGACGTCGGCGTCGTCGATGTTGACCGGGGTCGCGAGGCCGCTGTTGATGACCTTGGAGAGGCCGCGGTTGAACGCGAACTCACGGAGGTGCGCGGTGTCGGATGGTGATGCGTTGACGGCGTCGCCGTCGCCGGCCTGCCAGTGGTGCCAGTCCCACGCGCCGGGGCTCGCGCCGGCGAGGACACCTGCGGGGTCGAACTTCGCGAGCCGGCCGTGCACCGCGAGCCTCCCTGTCCGGTCGGTGAACACGTTCGAGACGCCGGGGAACTCGGCGTCTGCGGCCTCCTGCACCGCCGTCATCGCGGACTCGGCGGGGCTGTAGGTCGACTCGTACAGGTGGACGTTGCCGCTGAACACGACGTAGAACGCGTCCGGGATCCCGGCGTTCGTCAACACCTGCGTGATCCGGTCGCCCATGACCGCGTTGTCGAAGAACACCTGCCCCTCCGACCCCGCCGGCGGTGTGTCGCCGAACACGTTGGGGAGCATCTCGACCGCCGACAGGATCTCGAAAATGTCGATCAGCGTCACCGTCAGCCGGTTGAACCGCTGCGACGGGTCGAACGTGTAGTCGAGCTCCTCGATGAAGCCGCGGTACCGCGTGTACCAGGTGTCGGTGACGGGGTTGTACCGCCCCAACGTGGCCTGGAGCAAAGGGCGGATCTTGGTGTCGTGCGCGGTGTCGTCCCAGAACGGGCCGAACGGGTTCGTGGGGTCGAGGATCCCGTCGGGGTCGGCGACCTGGACGGTCGCCCTACCGGTGTCGGTGCGGTCGAGCTCGTACTGCCGGCCCCGGTCGATCGTGTAGCTCGTGACGAGGTTGGGGTAGCTATCGATCCGCGTCCACGTGGGGGTGGGCTCCAACGTGGGATCGTCGAACGCGATCAGGAACCTCCCGGTCGGGTCCGCCACCTCACGCGCCCCGTCTCGTGTGCGGCCTCGCCTTCGCGCGTTTCGTGATCTGGTTCTCCAATCCGGCGACGTCCTGGACGCCGTGCATGTGGACGCCACCATGAATCACGATCCCGGCGTTGAACTGCCCGGAGCTGCCCGCGGGGACGGTGCTGCGGGCGCCGACCGTGCTGAACCGTGCTTCGATCGCGCGGCGCTGCGCAAGGGTGAGGTTCAGCCCCAACGAGTCGACGAACCCCTGCGACGACAGATGGGCGAACTTGGTCTGGTCGCCCTGATGGGACTTCAGCTTGTCGCGGATGTCCTTGTACATCTGGTCGATCGCCGACCTGACCGACTCGCTGACCGCGCCGAACTTGCCGCTCAGGATCTGCGCGATGTGGTCGAGCTCCGACCCGGTTTTGCTGGTGTCGAGGAACGTTCCTTTGACGGCGTCTCGGATCCCGGTGAGCCGCTTCTGCAGGTTCGCGGTGCCGGGCACGAGGGCGCCGCCGGTGGGGCCGAGCCCGAGGAGCCGGAACTGGCGGGCGTTGCGGAGCGCCAACGCTCTCGCCTGGGCGGCCTGGTAAGCCTCTTTTGCTCGTTGTGCCGCTTCCTGCGCTGCTTGTTTTGCCTGTTCCCGTTCTTGCCTTGCCTGCTCGGCAGCCTGCTGCCGGTTCGACGCGATCTGCCCCTGAACACCCTTGATGTTCATCTCCACCGACAGGAGCTGCTGCTGCAACGCCAACGTCGAGCCCTGCGTCGCGATGATCTGTTTCACGACCGCCTGGTAACGCTGCAACGCTTTCAGGTCATCCTGGAGCGTGTCGGTGAGGCCGGCCTTGTCGACGTTGAACTGGAGCCGGTCGAACAACGCCTGTTGCGCGTCCGCGCGTTTCTGCGCCGCCGCCTGCGCCGCAGCCTTGACCTTCTCCGCGGCCGCGGTGGCTGCGTCCTTCGCGTTCTGCGCCGCGGTCTGCAGGATCCCGTTGATCGTCGCGTTCGTCTGTTGCAGATCGGACGCGTACGCGGTCACCTCGGTCACGTACTTCGCGTTCGTGATCCGGCCGGACGAGCGGAGCTTCTTCGCGAACTCGAGCGCGGCCTGGTCGTGCGCGGCCTGCTGCCGGAGCAACCCCAGGTTGCTCGGATCGGCGGCTAACCCGATCGCGCGCTGCTGCCCGGCGGTGAGCGCGTAGTTCTGGATCCCCGAGACGCTGCCGGGGACAGAGACCGGCGCAGGGACGGGGCCGGTGAGACCGGAGAAGGCGCCGCGGCTGGGTGTACCGAGTGGCCCCTGCAGCCCCGGCATCCCGCCGCTGCTGCCCCCGCCGCCGCCCCCGCCGATCCCGACGAGCCCGAGAAGCGACGGGATGATCCCTTTCGTCGCGAACCCGAGATGGTGGCTCTTGAGCCAATCGTCGACCGGCTTCTTGTTGATCAGCGCCTCGAGGATGATCGTCGTCCCGACAGTGGCCGGCAGGTTGCCCAGGGCTCGGCCGAAAGCGACCGTTCTCCCCCTGGCGGTCTCCGCTTCAGCGCCGACGGTTTTGAACCCGCCCGCGATCGATTGAAGCTTTAACGCGATCCCGAGGCCGAGCAGGAGCTTCAGCTCGTTCTTGGTTCCGCCGACCGCGTCGCCGAGCGCCTTGAACACCCCGACGAGCGGACCGACGATCGCTTTCAAGTCCTGGAAGAGCCCGGTCGCGGTCTTCACCGCGGAGTTGACGTCTTTCTGCAGCTGCCCGGACCGGTTCATCTTGTCGAGCCATTTCCCGAGCTCGCCGAGGTACTTGTTCAACGTCGGGAGCAGGGCGGTTCCGACGATCACCTCGGTGTTGTGCAGGATCGCGTGGAACTTCTCGGCCTCGGTCGTCCCGGCCTTCGCCTGCCCCGCCAAGCGTTGCTGCGCGTCCGCGATCAGCTGGAGGCCGTGGGCGTTCTTGTCGAGCCCCGGCACCGCGCGGCGCAGTGCGGTCTCCTGCCCGCCGAACACCTTCGCGAGCACGTTCGCGGCGGAGGCGAGGTCGATGTTCTTCGCGCGAGCCAGGTTGGCGGCGACGCCTTGGAGGCTGATCGCGCGGGTGATGTTCCCGGTTCCGCGCTCGAGTACGGTGAGGGCTTTCGCGGAGTCCTCCGACGTGAACCCGTACTTCTCCAGGGACAGCTCGGCTTTCCCGATCGCGCCCTGGTTCGCGGCGAACGAGTCGCCCGACGCTTTGATCTGCGCCGCCAGGGAACGTTGCGCGACACCCGCGTCCCTCGCGGCGTTGACGGAGTCCTCGAGGAACCGGCTGACACCCTCGAACGCGACGAACCCCCCGGTCGCGAGCGCGAACGAGCGGCCGAGCCCCTTGACGCTCGCGCTGACCCTGGCGGTCATCGCTTCGGTCTCGGCGCCGAACAGCTTCGTCTGCTTCGCGGCTGTTTGGAGGCCGGCGGTGTAAGCGCGCGGGTCCGCGATCAGTTCGACGACGAGTTTCCTGGCGATGGCTCAGCCCTGCGCTTTCACCCAGTCGTGACAGGCTTCGAGCTGCCCGGGGGTCATACGGCCGAGATCCTCGGGGCGGAGATGGCACCAGTGGCCGAGCCAGGGCCGCCAGAACCGTTCCCCTCGCTGGGTGCCGGGGCCGGCTCCCCAGTGCTCGAGGAATCCTCGCCAGAACCGGTGCTCGGCGAGGTCACGTCTGGCTCGTTGGGAGGAGGGAGCTCGTCGACCTCTTCGCTGATGTCCTGGAACACGTCCTGCAGCTCGGTCATCTTCAACCGGCCGACCATCTCCCGGATCGTTTTCGCGGTCTCGCCGGCCTCGCCCCTAGCGACCGCGATGTGGATGAGGGCTTTGACGACGCCGGGGTGCATTCCTTCGAGGTCGGGGATCTGGTCGAGCGAAACGTGCGCGTAGTCCCAGACGATGATCGCTTCGTCGATCGTGACGTCGTCCAGCGTGACGAGCTCGTAGGGTTTCCCGTTGAACGTGATCACCGGCATCAGACCGGCCCTCCGTGGTTGAAGTCGTCAGCGGCACGGTCGAGGAGCTCCTCGAGGCGGGCCTCGACCTCGGCTTCGTGCTGGTCGAGCGCGGGTTGCATCGCGCGGTCCATCAGCAGGTCGGCCAGGTTCGGCCGCCGCCGCGGTCCGCGGCCACGGGTGCCTTTCTGCCTGGGCGCGACGTACACGAGGTTGCGTGTGACCCCGACCCGCATCCTCGACCACTTGGGCCCGATGTTGCGGATGTTCGTCTGGGCGAGCTCCTCGGCGCCGCGTTGGACGGGCTCGGCGGCCTGCCGGAGCCCGCGGCGGACACCGAGCCGCACCGAGCGGTCGGCGTGGGCTAGTGCGGCCTGCAGCTCATGCAACCCCCGGACGACGATCGGCATGACGGGGTCAGCTCGGCGGGACGGTGCCCCAGCTGAACAGGGATCCGGGTGCCGGTTTGAAGTTGACGGTCATCTGCGCGTCCGCGTTCAACGCCCCGGACAGGCCGTTGTAGTCGTACATCGTCGCGGAGCCGCCGAACACCGGGTTCGTCGCGGACGGCGTCGCCGACGTCGGTTGCACGTAGATCGGGAACACCGACCCGCTCGAATAGAGAGGCTGCAGCGTCGCGTGCACCGAGTTGGCCTGGAAGTCCGAGCGAAACTGGACGGTGATCGTCTGGTCGGCGAGGCCGGGGAGGAACTCGGTGGTGCGGGTCGGGTTGAACCCGGACACGTCGACCTGCGGTTTCGTTTCGGGGGTGTCGATGTTGAACGCGTGGTCGGAGAGGTCCTTGCCTGCGACGACCACTTTGACGTCGGTGAGGAGGAACTTGCTCATCGTGCTCCTTTCGTGGCGTGTTGCGGGGTGAGTTCGCGCATCACCTGCGCCCTCGTCGAGATCGGGTTCCCCGGGGCGGCGTGGACGATCCGGAGGCCGGTCAGGTCGAGGTCGTGGCCGGGCAACGCGAGCGTGTTCCATTCGAGGCCGAGCCAGTGGGTGCGCCGGTACACCTCGGTCGGCCGGTCGAGGCGGACGGGCAACAGGTTCGGGGTGTACCCGAGCAGGTGTTGAAGCGCGGCCTGTTCCCACCAGCGGTGGTGGAGGTATTCGTCGTGCCGCCAGATCGCCTCCAGGACGGGCTGGAGGGGCTGCCGGACATACCAGACCCCGGCGGAGGGGACCTCGCCTTCGGGGGTGTGGTGCACGGTGATCGCCTGCCACGCGTCCGCGGGGATCTCGCCGGCAAGGTCGAGGGTGGGGTCGACGATGACGGTGTCGCAGTCGACCCAGAGCGCCTCCTCGTACTCGTCCAACGCGGCCAGCAGGACGGTGATCTTGTGCCACGACGGCGGCCGTTCGAGCAGCGCGGGCGGGTCGGTGATCAGGGTGTAGCCGTGCCGGTCGGCGTACTCCTCGAGCCCCGGTTGGGCGAGCTCGAGGAGCGGTTGGAACCCGCCGACCGCGAACGTCAGGAGGACGCGGTTCACGCCAACGCTTTCTTCCGGCGGGCGCGGCGTTGCGCGCGGTTCATGCTCGCCGGCGGTGTGGCGCCGCCGGCGAGCTCGGTGAGCGCGGGGCGCCAGTAGCGGTCGACGACGAGGTCGGCGTCGTACCCCCGGGCGAACTCGGTCGCGGCGGCCCGCAGCACCTGGTCGTGGCGGGCCTGGTAGGCGGCTTCGAGCGCGTCGGTGATCGCGCCGACCGACGGGACGATGAAATCGGCTTTCTGGACGGGGTCGTCCCACGGGTCGCCGCCGACGAGCCAGCCGGCGTGCGTGAGCTCGGTCATCGCGGAATGGTCCGACGCGATCACGGGGACACCGCACGCCTGCGCCTCGACCAGCGGGATCCCGAACCCCTCACCCATCGAGCAGAGGATCAGGGTGTCGAGGGCCTGGTAGACGGTGAACGCGAGGAACTCGGCGGGGATCCCGAGATGCCAGGCTTTGTCGGCGGGGATCCGGATCCGGCCCTGAGGTAGGCCTCGCCGTTCGGCGAGCTCGTACAGGTTGATCCCGCCGGTACCCGGGCGGGGGTTGCCTTCGCTGTGGCAGTAGAACCACGCGTCGGGATGGGTGGCGGCGAACCGGGCGAACCCCGTGAACGTCTGCGCGAACGCTTTCCTGGGGACGTTCTGGTTGCCGACGTTCGCGGCGACCATCCCGACGAGGAACGCGTCCCTGGGGACGCCGAGCTCGTCGCGGGCCTGATCACGTAGCTCCGGCCTGGGCTTGAAGAGGGTGGTCTCGATCCCGTGCGGCACGTACAGCGGCTCCAGGCCGGCGTCGCGCATCATCCGTTCGCCGAACCGCGACATCGCGACCGGCCGAACACGGTCGTTCCCGAGCGTCTTGTGAACCATCGCCGGGAGCGGGGTGTGGTCGACCGGCGCCCACACCGCCGCGCTCAGGTCGGGCCATTCGTCGGGGTTCAGCACCCACGCGTCGCACAACGCGATCACCTGGTCGGCGTGGAAATCGTGGGCGTAGGTGGAGAGGGTGCGGTTCCCGTAGACCCCGTCGGCGGGGTAGCAGCGGAGGCCTTTCCAGTTGAGCTGGGCGTCGTGGAACCCGTAGTTCGACGCGACCGCCAGCTCGTGCCCCAGCTCCGCGAGTTTGGGGACGAACAGCGCGGTCTGTTGCCCGTACCCGGAACCGACCCACGGCGGATTGCTGAGCCAGAGGATCCTCACTGGACCCACCTGACCGTCCATTCGCAGCCGAGCAGGCCACCCGGATAAGGGACGTATCCGGTCCGCTCGTCAATGGCGAACCTCGAATCGGTTTTCAGGGCGGCGATCACGCTCGACGGCCCGGAGACGTCCATCAGGCCGAGCAGCACCATCTGCCCGGCGACGTCGTCGGGGGTTGTTACACGGGCACGGATGGTGAGTGTTTCGTCAAACCCGTTTTGCGCTATGGGCACCGCCGAGACCGGCGCGGGGTACATGTCGATCGACGGTGGTGTCGGGGCGTCGTTCGCGAACGGTGTGATCTGCAACTCGGCGACCGCTTGAGTGAGCGGGGCGAGGCTCGCAGCGATATCGGTCATCATCGCCGCGAGCCCCGCCACCGTTTACGCGATCCCTTCGTGGACGCGGAGCGGGTCCAGCATGCGGTGCCAGCGCATCCACGAGTCGTTCCCGGCGTACGCCAACAAATCGGACGCCAACAGGGCAGCGCCGAACGTGGCGTACCCGAGGTTCCACAGCTCCCTCGCCCTCCCGTAGTTCACGATCGGGAGCAGTGCCGGCACCGGCGCCGGCACGTCCACCTCGTAGTCGAGGTCCCAGTTGATCTCGGACGCTGCGGCGTCGAGGCACATCTGGGCCTGCTCGAGCTGCACCGTGGTCGCCCCGGTGATGTTGAGCCGGCGGAGGAGCTCGTCAGTGGTGCCGTACGCCATCAGGCCGCCTCGGTCGTCTCCTCCGCGGGTTCGTCCGCCGGTGCCGTCTTCTTGTTGTTGGGCTTCTTCGGCTCCGGGTTCTGCGAGCCGCCGTCGCCTTCTTCCCACGGCGCCGACCCGTCAGGCCGGACGGCCTGCTGGTTCGGCGCGTCCATCAGCTCGTCGGCCATCACGCGACCGTGACTTTCACGATCCCGCCGGCCTCCGTGACAAGGTCGGCGAAGTACCCGGCGTACGCGACCTGGATCCCGAGCACGGACGGCTCCACGACTTGGAGGCTGCCGATCCGGTCTTCGTACACCTCGCCGGCGGCCGTGCTCATGATCATCAGGCGTTTCGTGGCGCCGAACCCGGCGGTGACGTAGACGGGGATCCCGCCGATCGCCCCGACCATCCCGGTACCGAACGTCGAGGCGGTGAACCCGGTGGATTGCGCGTCGATCGGGTTGACCGGCGCGAACAGCCCGCCGAGCGATCCGAGCACGTCCGGGGACGCGGCCGCGATCAGGCGGCCCTGCCCCTTCGTGGCGGTGTACACCTGCCCCGCGGCGCCCCAGAACGCGGCCGCGACGTTGTCCGCGGACGGCGTCCCAGGAATGCTCACGGCTGCGGCTGTGCCGGCGGTGTAGAACGCCTGCACCGCCGTCGCTTCGGTCAGGATCGCGTACTGCGCCGCGAGGTCCTGGATGATGATGTCCATCACCTGCGGCTGCGACCAGTCGACGGCCTGACGGCTCACGTTGACATAACCGCCGAGCGTGACGGGAGTGACGGTCAGCTTCGTGATCGTCATCGCCTGCGACGTCAGCTCCGCCTTCTCCGCCGACTGTGCTGCGACGGCGGTGTGGACGGTCACCTTCGGCCGGCTGAACCCCGTTCCGGGCAGCTGACGCGGCCCGAGGGCGGTGACGACGGGGCGGGCCGCGTCGATGAAGTTCAGGACCGGCCCGAGGATCGGGGTCGGCAGCAGCCCCGAGATACTCGCGGTCGTCTCGTGCGCGGCCGCGCGGTTGTACGTCTCGAGCCGGCTGCGGGCCTGCTCGTTGCCGAGGCCGGCCTGCCACATGTCGATCGCGTACTCCCCGGCGGACCGGTACTCGACGTCCTTCGGGGGGCCCGGCTTCGTGTTCATGTACTTCGCGATCTGCGCGATCCGTTCCGCGCTGTCACCGCTGATCCGCCGTGACTCCTCCAACGGTTTCATCAGCTCGTTCACCTTCTCGATCCGGTTCCGGGTCTCGGTGACGAGCTCGAGCTGATCGTCGCTCAGGTCCTTGCCGCCGGCGGCCTCGACGACGCCGTCGATGAAAGTCTGTCGTTCCTCGATCTCCGCGACGTATCTCGCGAGCATCTGATCGGTTGCGCCCATAGTGGGGCTCCTCTCTTGGGTTGCGCGAACACGGGAATCGGGATCCCTGCTCGAGCGCCTTCCCCATCTACAGCGCGCCCCGCCCTGCGGTTTAGTCTCTGGCGGCTGGAGGCAGACGAAATCTCTAGCGACCGACAGAATACCGGTTGTCGAGGACGGCCATCTGAGCGCGTAGCTCGTCGAGCCGTAACCGGTCGAAGTTCGGTTTACCCTCGACCGTCTCGGGTGGCTCTGGGGCGTTGTGGTGAGCCCTGACGGTCAGCACGCGAGCGTCCTGGTAGGCGGGGTCAGGAACCATCGCGATGTGGTCGAGGAACAGGTGGTTCAGCCGCCGCCGGTTCCGGTTTTCCCACACCTCGGCGTCCGGGATCACAGGACCGGTCCGGCCGTGTTTGCGCATCAGCGCGAACCCGGCAGACGCGTCGAGGAGCCCGTCCTCGGCGAGTATCAGCGTTTCTTCGCCGAGGTCGGTGCGGCTGATCCGCAGCTCGGCGACGAGACCCTCGACCCTCGAGGGGTGCAGTGCGACCGCGCGACCGACGACCCTGTCGAGCTGGTGGCCGCGGTTGACTTTGACCTGGCTGGTCCGTTTTTCGACGCCGTTGAACGCGCCGCGAGACACGATCTCGGTGACGGCCCTGCCACGAACCTCGGCTTCTTCGGCCTCGGACTCGTACGGCATCACTACCAGCTCGATCAGCCGTTTCGGGTAGTTGACATCGGCGAGCTGGGAGGAACGGAACTCGATTTCGCTCATCTGAGTACCCCGCTTGATACGTCGGATGGTGTGCTGTTGTCCAACCGTTCGGAGTCACGGATCTCGTCGACCTCCAGGGCGCGCTTCCCGGTGACGGGGTCCTGGATGCCGAACAGGATTTGCGCTGTCTGCGCCCTTTCGAGCGGTTCGGCGGCGACGTACTCGTCGCGGTTCAGCTCCACGCTCGTTCCGCGCGGCAACGCCCACCCGGAGAGGGCGGCCATGATCGCCTGCGCTTTCGGCCGGAGCCCGGAGCGCCAGTGCAGGTCGAACCACATCGTCACGTTCTTGTACGTCATCGGGTCCGTGCTGGTGGGGATCCCGACGAGCTCCGACGGCACACCGAGCAGGTGGGCGATCCGGCCCTCCTCCCTGTCCAACAGGGTTGTGAGGCCGAGGTCGTTCGGGTTGATCTGGGTGGGTGTCCACTTGATCCCGCCGGACAGGACGGCGGGCTCGCCGATCCCTGACAGCCTCGCGGCGACCCAGTCGGCTTTCAGTTGCGCGGCCTGCGCCGGTGTCTGCTCCGCGGGATGCTCGAGCACCCCGGACGGGATCCCGCCGCCGCCGATCAGCTTCGACGCGTACTGGATCAGCATCCTGGCGGCGAGCATCCGGTACCTGCCGGCATCCAAGGGGCCTTCGCCGTGCGCGTACCCGACCTGGGAGCGGTACCGGATGTGGAGGAGGTCACCGTTGACGTCCTCCCCGCCGATCGTGTAGGAGCGGAGCCCGTTCATGATGTCGATGTTCACCATCCACGGCGGCACCACGTGGAAACGCGCCGGCCACCCGGTCGCGTACCTCGCGGTGGTGAGGATGAACGTTTCGCCCATCTGGTAGTCCCACGCCGCCTGTTTCAGGAACTCCCCGAAGTCGGTGTACACGTCCGGGTCGGGGTTGTTGATCCAGTCGGCCTGCAACGAGGGTGCCGCGTCCTTCAGATACGGCGGCATCGCGGCGAGGGTGGACGCGTTGTAGTCGATGCACATCCACGCGGTGTCCGTCAACGTTTGCGGGATCGCGCCGCCCGACCAGTTCGGAACCCACCAGTCCTCGGGCCACCCAGACCACGCCGACGGGGTGATCCTCGGCGGCGACCAGCCGACATCGTCGCCGGTCAGCGTCACGCCGTCCGGGTCGCCGGGTGTCGCCGAGGGCGGCCCGACCGTCGCGGGCGGGACGTCGGCGGGGTCGTTCGCGTTCGGGACGGTGTCGTCCGGCGGGCGGATCGACCTGGTGAACAGGCTCATCAGTACACCGCCGCCACCGGCACGGGCCTATGCGCCGCGTTCACGGCCCAGCACAACGCCTTCACCAGATGCGTCGCCCCGGTCGGCACCAGCGTCAGTCCGGTCGAGAGCTCTTTCACCTGCGCCTGCGCGACCGCCTGGTCGAGGGTCACGTTGGTGTCGTCATGGACGACCATCCCGGTTGTTTCGTCGTGGGCGAGCACGCCGCCCGCCGCGAGATCGCGGAGCAGCGGCAATCCCACCCTCGTCTCGATGCTCCCCGCCGGCTCAGGGGGCGGGACCATCCCGGGCGGCACCCTGTCGAGCAGGCTCGCCCCGACGAGCAGCTGCCGGATCTGCCGGGACACGCCGAGCCGGTCAACGTCGTCGATCGCGGTGTCCCAGTCCGGGCACAGCCACCCGTCAACCTCGATCCGGCCGTCGGGGAGCGGCGCCGCGACAGCGACCGCCGCGCCACGACCGAAATGATCCTCGACCGCGACAAACATCGGGCCGTCACCC